GTGCATTTCGGTATTATGAGAGATTAGACCCGCCAATAGTTCGGTGACCCGTGTGATCTCGGCCTCACTAGCTTGGATGATCGGGTGAGAAGGTTCAAGTTTAGCAATAGAATCAATATACTTACTGATTTCACCAGAAGTTATTGATGTTGGTATCCCCAAGACTGCCCACAAGTGTTCGACAGATAAAGGAGATTTCGTGTAAAATGCATATCTCTGTGCAATAGCCGAGGAGATTGCCAGTGTGGCACGGAGTAAGGCGTCTAGGCGCTTAAGTTGGTTCACGGCTGCAGTATATGTGAAGACGTCTATTATATCCTGTCGGGTAAGTGGTGTCCCCTCATACCATTTACTGTAATCAGCCAGATGGAACTGATCATTGGGTAAAGGCGCGGTCAGCCCACACACTTCCTCTGGGAGGATGTTCATAATCATTACTTCACGGAAGGAATCAGGATCACATACAGAGAACATAAGTGTTGTATTACGATCTGACGTTAACTTAAACCCCCTCTTTGTCAGATCGTCTTGTAAGGTTGGAGCTAATTTACCGTCTCGCGCCACTTTGGCCAGGAGCTTAACTGAGATGGTTGTGTATTCGACCCCTTCGATGAAGATTCGCTTACAGATCTCCGCCGCTGAGAGCGCGTCCGCTCGGCAAACGACTGATTTCGATAAGTTGACCGGAACCCCCAGGTATCCCATAATTGCGAGGTAAGAAGAAGAGACATCGTTGCGACACATTGTATTATCATCGCCCAAGACACGATAGTCTTTGTAACCGTGGACTTTATTGAGCTCGGCAGCATGCTGGACGATGAAGTGATGTGTTAATGCTAACATTGGAAATGAGGATCTGGCTCCCATAGGTTGACCAGTTGCGTAGCGTACTTTGGTTCCATTAGGTGTAAGGAAATCTCTACATGTTAATATCTCTTTCCATGTATTGGCAAGATTGTGAGAACCAGTCAAGTGCTCCAAGATTTGCACTTGAAGCGATATAGGCAGCCGGTCTGTTGCAGCAGTTAAGTCGAAGGAGTTTACCTCCAGGTTAGACGTGCCTGTCCATTCCCTTACCTTATCGGCTATGCCGTCTTGATCAAATGTTCCGTCCATCTCTAGGTTACGTAGGAAGTGGTTTATCGTATTATGTAAAGGTGTAAGGACCATCTGTGTCCAGTAATCGACTATGGCGACTATACGGGTCTTGCCTCCCCATTCCTCGATCGCGTGGAGTCGCCCAAGAGCTACATCTACCGGTTGGCATGCTTCCGTTGATGGTGTCGGGATACAAGAAAGGAGGTCCTTGAGTATGTGTTCCATCTTACTCTCTTTCAAGAATAGTGTTAGATGCTTGATGAGCTTCCCCTCTGTGACCCAGGCTATTGAATCGGAATGAGCAGACCATGTTGCTTTCCCGTTAACCCCAGCTGAAGAAAGGACTGTGTACTTGAAATTGGCACATTGACGGTCGTACTCCGCTCTGAACTCTTTAGGGGAAATACCAAGACGGTTCGCGAGTCCGTTGATGTTGTTAAAGGCCAGAGGAGATTTCGGGTCCATTGTGACAGGAGGGTCTGTGATAGTATTGAAACTTGGTGAAACCGGGATAACCATGACACGATGTATTGAAAGCATAGCGAGGATGATCTGATGCCAGTCGTCTATTAGAACAAGCTCATCCGCACTCAAGCGGTTCCACTCTAATATGACATTATCAACCAGA